CAATTGGGTTGTGCTTCTAATCACGTTTATTCTCCTCAAAAAGGTATCTCATCAAGCCAACAATTGCACCCAGCCTGGCCTTCCATCTCCCGCATCTGGGTCGAGATTAACTTTCTAACCGCTTGCCTCGACGCTCAAGAGTGCGAACCGTCGTTAATTCGCACCAAAAAAGTCGGCATGTGGTGTTGACCGTATGGCTCGCCAGTGTGATTTTTGCATCCTTGATTTGAGCAGTACATCCACCAGTCCTCCCCAGGATGCAAGTCCCCCATCTGGCCATTGCAACAAGCAAAAATCACAGGCCACCCGCAAGCATTGCAGTAGGCGTTCGGTTCACATTTGGCGGTGTTAGATAATTTTGGTTTCATTTTGCCGTTACCATCTGTCGCATGTCTGATCGAGGAACCAATATGAAATTAAGGTCTATATGCTCGACCGGGATAATCAGCATCCGCCTGTCTCCAGACGTAGTTGGGGCCTTCCGCGCCACGGGCGACGGATGGCAAACCCGCATTGATACGGCCCTGCGCGACTGGCTCAAGTCGCACTCTCCGGCGTAGGGGCCAGGGTCAATCATGCCTTTGACCCCTGCCTCGGCGAGGCCGGCAACGGCATCCAACGTGCCAGGTCGCATTCACCGAACGTTTCATTCTCGAAATAGGTATCTTCCCACCGCCCCTGAAATAGACTGATCTGCGGCGCGGCTCCGATCCAGTTGCCTGATACCCCGTTCCACATGGCAACGACAGTGCTTGCGTGGCTGTCGAATTGCGCGAGAAAGGCGCTCATATCCTTGGGAGCCGTTTCCGGTTTGCGCCATTTCATTTCGTGCGCTCTTTAAGCTGAGTCGTGATCCACTTGATCATCGACTTAGAGGATACGTTGTCGTAGCAGTCCTCACATAGAGGCCCGACTTCGCCTCGTATTAGCGAGTCTTCTTCGCTTCTCCCGGTCGGCCTTCCGCATAGAAAGCATCGTTGAATTGGTTGTGGTTCTCGGATCAGTTCATCGGCTATGCTCTCAACTTCCCCTGCGACTTCCCCCACGACTTCCTTATTCGCCACTCGATCCAGCAGTTCGCTTAATCCACCTGGGGCGAACAGTTCGGACGGTTGCGCGTCCTGAATTGGGATTATTTCATTCATGTTCGTGTGCCTTAAAAGTCAATTTCCACTGTTTCTAAATTGGTACTATTTGTTTTGGATAGCCTCAACCATTGGATTTCCCTTGGATGTAATGCAGCACAGGGGTTTTGTTCGGTGCTGCAATTTCAGCCGGAGCCGATTTAGCGGCTTCCAAAACGAAGTGCGCTTTCCGCAAATTGTGCTCCTGTCGAGCCTTGCCGATGTCGTCCAACTCACTGGCCGGAACCATGGCGGTCAATCGAGCCGACCGACCCACTTGGCGCAACCCATGGGTCAGGCGCCCGGTCTCTTTGGTAATACGTTCAGGACTGGTCAAAATCTTGAATTTGCCGTGTTCGCGGGCAACGAACAGGTTCATTTCATTCAGAACCTGACGCCTCCAAGCGCTAGTCACCGCTTGATAGCGCGAGGTCTTCGGCACCAGGTCCGTAATGGCCATGATTTCAGCGTCTTCGATCTCCTGACCGACGGACAGGGTTTTGAAGTGCTCCATGATTTTTTTCACATCCGGTCTAGTCGGAATGCCACCTAAAAAAAGACCCATCTCATTCACCTCGCCCAAGTTGATTTAGAAAATTTGCGCATTGCGCCCTTGCCTTTCCAGGCCACACCAGGACCGGCCCCGCCTGCCCTGCCCCGCCCAGCCCAACATCCTGGTGTCTCCACCGCCCAGCAGCCTCATGAGAAGCCGCTAGACGCTGAATTCTTCAGCCCTTGCCTTGCCCGACCCTGCCGGCCTGGCCTCGCCGGGCCATGCCCATCCTGGCCCAACATCTGGCGTCTCCACCGCCCATGAGACTCATCGAATCCCATGGACGCTGAATTCAGCCCTCGCCATACCAAGCCGATCCTTGCCCCGCCGTGCCCGGCCAATCCCGACCGCGCCACGGCCAAAACCTAACTAAACTTCCTTAACCACTGCCGAAAACATCCCATGCGTTCCCGGTTTTTTGGGTGCGCTGGGACGCCAGTCCCCAATCCCTTTGTATTTACCGGCATAAGAAAGAATCGACTCAAGCACCGTCTTGGTGATCTGCGGATCCTGGACTGCCAACACCCCGGAGCAGGACCATTGGCGGAACATGGGTCGAACCCGGATGTGCTTGGCGGTCCCCACTGCTGCCCGCTTCACCAACAATTCAAACCCCATGGACTCGACCGCTTTTTCATGGGCTGGGAAGCTGGACTCTTGCATTAGTGCCGTGATGGCAGACATTGGCACCTCTTTACCGGATGCCAGCAGGGGCCAATAGAGATCCTCGGGCAAAATCCCGGATTGGGATTGGGTCTTGAAGGTCTTACCAGACCGTCCGCCGGGAACCGGCACCATGGCACCGCCCTCGCGCAGTGCGACCATGATCACGTCTGCCGGAATGCAAACGCGGTCACCATCAGAATATAGGTAGCCAACCCATTTATAGGCAGGGGTTCTGTCGTCCCCATTCACCTTCACCGATTTATTCGCCGGGTCATCGGACCAAGCCTTCATTCTGTCCGCCCACTTGACGTCATCCGCATGCATTAGCAGCGGACTGACTCCGGTCAACGTGATATTGAAAAACTGCATCATTGTTCTCCGATAAAAACCTTGCCTTGCCTCGCAATGCCGAGCCGATCCGATCCGAGCCTGGCCATCCTGGTGTTTCCACCGCCTAGGGTTCTCAGAGAAACCCCTAAACGCTGAATTCAGCCCTTGCCTGGCCTAGCCGCGCCCTGCCCATCCCTGCCGAACCGGACCTTGCTGCCTTGGTGTCTCCACCGCCCATGAGACTCATCGAATCCCATGGACGCTGAATTCAGCCCTTACCGTACCTAGCCTGGCCAATCCCTGCCTAGCCTCGCCCAACCACTCCAAAATTAAAAAGGAATATCGTCAAAATACTCATGCTGCTCACATCCAGAATCAAACCAATCCGCTGGGATTTTCTCGTTATAGAAAGCACAGAAGCTGTCTCCATCCAGATGCCCGCAAGTCGCGCACGATGTACTCGACTTGGAATCCAACATAGCAAGCACCTTATGAAGCAGTGGTCGTAACACCGCTTTTTCTTCGCTGGTTAACTCATTCAAATTCATAGCCGACGATCTCCGGATATTTCCCATTCTTGATGGTGATGGTGGTAGGACGCTTCACGATGTCGGGAAGAGGCAATTCGAGAGCGTCTTTAACGGTCGGCGGGACCGGGATTGCCGTGCCGACTCGCCGAATCCACCATTGCGCCGCTTTGGCCCTGGCATAGCCGTCATGGCTTAGACATACCCATTCAGATGCCACTCGCAACATCCCATCGTAATAATCCACTCGCAATGAGGGGAGCTTTCCGATGCTCTGGTGGTGCCGGTAAAAGCAGTGAGAGACCTTGCGAGTGACTAGGCTTTTCGTATCCGTCGAAAGCACCGGCGCATCGCTTGCCGTAGCGAAATGAGAAGGCGCGTCAGCGAACTCGAACACATGCCCGCAAGCGCAAATCCGAACCGATGTAGCAACCTTGGCGCCGCATCCTGGGCAGACCTTGATAGGCGCCGCTGAACCGTCCTCTTTTGGTTTGGGGATCCAGGCTTTTACTTGGTCCACCGGCCCGTGCCGGGTTGTATTGCCGGCGAAATCCAGCACCAAGCAGTCCGTCTTTCCGGGAGCGATCCGCATACCGCGCCCCATGATCTGGACGTAAAGGCCGGGGCTTTGAGTGGGTCGCAAAACCACCAGCAGGTCTGTTGCTGGTACGTCGAATCCGGTCGTAAGCACGTTAGCGTTAACTAAAGCCCTTATACGTCCGTTTCTGTAGCTGGCAATTAGATTGTCCCGCCTGCCTTTGGGGGTTTTCCCTGTTACGCACCCAGCGGGGATCCCTCGAGCCAGCAATGCCGCTGTTACATGCTCGGCATGGTTAACCCCGGCGCAGAAAACAAGCCATTTGCCCCGATCAGCCCCATAAGTCTCGACTTCGTCTAGGGCTGCATGAGTTACGCTGTCCTGGTCAACGGCGCGTTCTAGCTGCCCCTGGATGAATTCACCATTGCGACTTTTGACTCCCGACACATCCAACTGGGTCGTCGTGCTCTTGGTCACGAGGGGGCAGAGAAAGCCCTCTGCAATCAATTGGAGCAAGCCGATCTCATAGGCCACGTCGGAGAACAGGGCCATATCTCCGTGAGTCAATGCCCCTGTGGTGGTGCGAAAAGCCGTGGCAGTCAGGCCAACAATCCGAACGTCCGGGTTGATCTCCCTGGCGGCATCAAAAAAAACTTGGTAGCGGCTACCCGCATCGCTACCGATCAGGTGGGCCTCATCGACGAAAATCAGGTCGAATCGGCCCAGGTGCAGGGCCTTGGTAAAAACCGACTGAATCCCCGCAAAAATCACCGGGTTGAAGGCATCCTTCCGGCCAAGTCCCGCCGAATAAATCCCCAGCGGTGCTTGGGACCATACAGATTTAAGCCGGGAGGCGTTTTGCTCAATCAGTTCCTTAACGTGGGTCAGCATCAACACCCGCTGGTCCGGCCAGGTAGCGAAGATCTCCTGAATAACAGCAGCCAAAACAACGCTCTTGCCGCTGCCTGTTGGCAACACCAACAAAGGATTCCCGTCCTTGTTCGCCCTGAACCAGTCGTACAGGGCATCAATGGCGGCTCGCTGGTGCGGATACAGGGTAATCATCCGATTAGCTCCGCCTGAAACCTGGCTCGAAAAGCTGCTGCTTCCGGGTCACCGATCATGGCAACGTTGGCGGCGATTTCCCGGCTTAGCCATCCTTGGGCGCCGTTGATAATGGAGGTGCCATCCTTGTCGTATTCGACCCAGGCTTCCGCACCAGTCTGGCCGGAATTAACCGCCTTCCATGGGAGAAGCTCCGGGATGAAAATGTGGTTAGGGCAACCGCTGCTCTCTCGCTGTACCTGCACGTCCAGGTCACACCCAAAAGCAGCACAACTCCACCGGCCATCCCCGTCCAATTCAGGCGTCGCGTGGGCACAGGTTCGGCAAGTTACTTGCGGGATAGCCTGCTCATGGCAGATCGCATGGTGGCTGCACCACTTGCACTGATACCAGTCGGGCCTTTCGGACATCTGTTCCGGCGGGGTTTGCGCCGTAATGATTCGCAACGCCTTGGCTTTCAGAGCCTCAAAAATGTTCTGGTCGAAATTCGTTCTGACGCTGATGGTGTGGCGACCGCCAGGGGTGGCGCAGGTCAGGTAATGGCGATCTAATTTCGCGTATCCCATGTAAAGCTGAGCCTGGCCGAAATAGACCGCATCCCATTCCTGAAGGGCGGCCTTTTCTCCGCGATCCTGTTTGAGCTTCAGCAGGCTGGCTTGTTTTTTGGGGTCGGTTTGCTTGTGCTCCCAGACATGCCAGGTTTTGGGCGCTTGGATCAGGCCCAGGATCACGCCGTCCATGTGGCCCCGGAAATGGCCGCCATGGTCGACGTGGCCAAACTGCTTGCCTGTTCGATGGTCGATGACATACAGCGTGATGGCCGGTAGCATCTGGAGCCGCTTGGCCTGTAGGTCCTCGCCTATGTGGCCGTCTTCAAACCGCTTGAGGGCATCCGCAGGCCAGCTTGACCGACTGGCCCAACGAAAGTCGTACCAAAGCGCCCTGGAACACTCCCGCCCTATCGAGGACATGCCCAAATAGGGGCGGGCTTGTTCTGCGTCCCCCCTGGCCTGGATAGCCGAGTCAACGGCTTCCAGGGTTGGGTCAGGGTCGCACATGTTCGGCATTACTGCCACTTAAGTACCTACCGCTTCCAGGGAATGCTGGGGCGAGGGGCGGCAGCCTGGGGCGGAATCCCCACCGTCCCAGTGGCCGCCTGGTGATGGCCTGGTTGCTGCTGCGGGTATCCCATGGGCTGCTGGGGCTGAGCCATGGGAGCCTGCTGCGGGTAACCCATGGGAGGTTGCTGCTGGGGCTGAGCCATGGGAGCCTGCTGCGGGGGTTGAGCCATGGGAGGCTGGGAGAATGGCTGAGGAGCACCAGCCGCCTGCTGATTAGCGGGCTTGTATGCTTTGATTTCGTTCTTCGGGCCGTATGCGGGATCGTTTTTCACGACCACTCTGGCTACCACCGGGATGTTGTGCAGTTGGGAGCTATCGCTAAGCTGCAACACGCCAGTCGCGTGGCAGATCCCGGACAGTTGCCGTTGACCGATCTCCACCGTTTGGGGGTTGTTGTTCTGCAGCTGGATGTTGTCCCAGACCATGCGCCCCGCGCTGGGGCCGTCCAGGACCTGGAGGGAGATGGCCAGGTAGCTTCCCATGCCGTTCTTGGTGGTCTTTACCTCGGAGTCGATGGCCATGACCAGGTAGTCACCGGCGGCGAGGGGCGTGAAGCTGTCCTGGGGGGAAACCTGGGACGCATCAAAATAGTTCAGTTGTGCCATTTTGTTACCTATTGGGTTTTGGTTTGGGCTATAGACATGGCCGCGATAAAGGCGGACCAATCGAGAGGGATGGTTTCTGGCATCCCATAACGATTCTTGGCGATGTACGCGGGCCGCTCGACCAGGTGGAGCAATCGCTCACCGGTCCCCATGCCTCGCACATTGAGAACTTTGTCTTTTTCCGGGTTTTTGCCCTGGAACGCCGTCGGGTCTTTATCCCGCTGGATGAGGACTCGCCAATTGGCGAACCCGATCACATCGGCTCGTTCATAGAGCAGGTGGAATGCTCGTTTGTGGAGCTTGATGGTATATCGGTCATAAGGCTCGACTTCCGGGCTGTCGAACCGAGTTACCTCGGAATGAGCAATCAGAATTGGAAGAATGCCGCGTTGATCTCGCAAGGCAATGATCCCTTGCAGCAGGGTGGCCCAATAATCCATGGCCAGGACGTAGCCTTTCCCGTAGCCAAGTTCCTCTATAGAGGATTTGTTCGCATCCCTGGCGACCTGCGCCCAAATCATCGGCTCCAAGGCGCTCATGGAGTCGATGACCACGGTCTTGTAGCCGTGCTCCTCGCTATAAATCGCGGTCATAGCCTCCATGAGGTCCGACCATTGATTGATGATCGGGAAAGAATCCGGCCCCAGGTTGCCCAGGCCGTCCTCAGTCATGAGGAAGATCGGCGCCTCGGAACAAGCCGCAAAGGTGGTTTTACCGATGCCAGGGCTGCCGTGAAGCACCACGATGGGCGGCTTGATGGACCCGCCCTTGCGGATGGAGGAAAGATTGATGGCCATTGACTAGGCTCCCAGCAACTCGACCGATACGGACGCCTTGGCAGGCTTTGTGATCAAAGCCGGGAGGAACCGGCTATAGGCGTCTGGGTTTGCCTTTTCCACCGCCTTCAATCCGGAAAGGCTCAATTCGGGTCTGTACTTGACGATTTGCCCAAAGACCTTCGGATCCATTTCGGCCTGCACCTTTTGAAGCTCGTCCGCCAGCAACGTGCGGGTCAGCTTGCCGACGGTCGAAACCTTGAAGTATTCGGTCTTGATCGTGGTGGTTCCTTCTTCTTTGAACCCCACCATTTGCAGGATGGTTTCCTCGGCCTTCAGGCGCATGTTCCTGGCCTGTTCCTCATTGGCCTTCGCTTCCCGTAGGGATTGGATGGCCATGTCTAGTTCGGTTGGTTCGTTCATTTTGGCTCCAGAGTTAATTGCCGATTACCTGCGTTCGGCGGCCCGGTAGTCAGTAGGCACGGGCGGGGTCGGTCTGGGCGGCCATGAAAAGGAGCGCTCGCCTTCCGACTGCCGGGGTTTTAGGGCACTCGCCGGCTTGCCCCTCGTCGCCCGCGCTAAAAACAGTGTTCTCTGATTTCCTCGTACCGATCTGCCGAGGATTCCTCGGCAGTTGCGGCCTGGGCTCGCTGGATGCGCCGCTCGGCTAGGCGTTCGACCAGGGCTTCCAAAACGGCGATCTCGGCGCCCCTGGCGACCGACTCCAACTCGTCCAGGGAGCAGATTGATCGCACCAGGGAGCACTCGCGCTCCAGTCCTGCGTCGGCTTCTGCCTCTGCGGCTTGCCTGGCCTGAAAGCGGGCCAGATCGCGGGTAAAGGTGCAAATTCCCATTGTCCTACTCCCAATTTGCGTACAAAGGTTTCTTGGGCGCGGCTGCCGCGATGGCGGCCACCCGCATTTTGTTGGCCTCGCGGCCGGCCTTAATTCGGTCGGCGGCCTGCTGCTTTTCCACCGCGAAGCGCACCGCCGAACAGCGCCGGGCAGCCTGTTCTTTCTCGAACTCCGTTTCGTACATGGTCAGGTCGATTGGGACGATCCTGACCGTCTCGGCGATCCCGACCTGCCATGGGCGCTTTTCTGAAACCTTTTTCTTCGCGGCCCGGTACGGGATCCGCTTGCCCGTCTCAGTCAGAAGACCCTTGGCCTGCCGATAGGCCAGCAGGGCGGCGGTGCGCTCAACCACGCGCTGCGCCCAATCCTCAGACGGACGGCCGGCAAATATTGCCCCGCGCACCCGTTTCTGGGCCTCCTCCTTGGACCGGATAAGGGCCTGTTCTTCTGGAGAAAAACGCTCGAAACTGGTGCTCATTCCGCCTCCCAGGCCGCTTCCATCGCGGCGTTAAAGCGATTGGCCTTGGCCTGGTCCATCAGGACCACCCTGGCGCTGCCGCCGTAGAATTGGGCCACCAGGGCGCCAGGCTGACCCTGGTCGGCCATCTGCTGGAGAGACTGGAGAAGGGGCGCGAGTTGCGCCTCTTGCTCCTGGGTAAGGTTGATCGTGGTGCTCATGCCCAATAATCCCCGTACTGCATGAGGTCGCGGGCGTACTCCCTGGCGCTGATTAGGGCGCGGGCTGCGGAATAACCGCGAGCCACCAGGGTCCGGGCGTAGTGCCCGGTGCGGATGGCCAGCTTGAAGCTGAGGCCGATCAACTCGGCCTGGCTTTTTGCGATGCGCCTGACCGCCTCTTGGCGGTCGAGGTCTCTAATTTGGATGTGCCCGTTTTCCACTGCCTACACCCTCTCTGTGACTGGATGCGGGTTACCATCGTCCCGCTGCCGGGGCCTGTGTCGCCAGCCCGGCGGGTGGCGTTCCTGCGTGTTGGTTGGAACGTGTGAGAATAATAGCGGAGCTATCAAAAGCAATCAATAGCAAAGCTTAAAATTTTCGCAAAAAAAACCCGCCGAAGCGGGTTAGATTTAAGTTACTATGGAGGCGATGGGTCTATCCGGAAGCCTCTGCCTGAACAATAATATTCGCTGCCTCTTCAGCCGCGTAAACCAGCCGAACACGAATTTCCCGATGGGCCCCAGCCGCTTCCAATGATAGCTTGGCTATTGATCTTCAGTCATAGCTAAGCTATAGTGTATCGCATGAATACTTATCCTAAAGTGCCCGCCGTTCAGCGGGCTTGCACCCTCGTTGACGGCGCGGGGAACCTCGCCGCCCTGGTGGGGGTAACCCAACCGGCTGTGTACCAGTGGTTGCACGGCCTCCGTCGCGTTCCAGCCGCACGGTGCCCAGCCGTAGAACGAGCCACGAAGGGCGCCGTTCGGTGCGAGGAACTTCGGCCAGACGTGGATTGGGCGATTCTTCGAGTGCCTGTCCCAGCAGAGGATCAGGCGGCGTGAAACGGTTTCTCATGATCAGTCCTCCTGTTGGCCCTGGGTCATCCCCAGGGCATTTTTTTGGGGGGGTGCAGATGACGTGACGCGACCATTCGTGATTAGCGCCAAGGTTTCCGGTCAGGTGGCGCATTTGAGCAGTATCGCCTGGTTTTTGGAGACGCGCCCAGTTTACCGGGTAAACAAAAAGATCGAGAAGCACAGGAGTCCGACTGATGAAATACAGAGCCCGCATGATTGCCGACGGAAAAATCCTAAAACAGGCATTAGTGGATTTCCCAAACCCAAAAGCCGCTGAAAACGAAATTTATGCCGGGGTCCTGGAGCCCGGTTGCCCGGCAGATCCCCTGCTGCAATCCCTGAGCGGCAAGCCGATCAGATGGGTGGAATTGGAGTTGGTCAGGTGATGCGCCATGGCCAGCCATCCAGAAATGTTCGCTAAGCAGCGGGACATGACGACCGACACCTACGGGAAGCCACGCATACCCATCGAGGGAGCCTCCAACGGAACATCCCTGGAGTACGCCCTCCGTTATGCAGCGTTAGGCTGGCGAGTATTCCCCTGCCACAGCATCGCCGACGGTGCCTGCACATGCACGGATCCGCAGTGCGCTAGTCCGGGGAAACACCCCATCCGACAGTTGGTGCAGGATGGTCTGAAAAGCGCTAGCACCAAGGAAGATCTCATAAAGGCCTGGTGGCACCCCAAAAACGCGCCATGGGCCAACGTCGGGATCCGAACCGGTCCTGAATCCGGGTTCTGGGTGCTGGACGTGGACCCCATTAAGGGGGGCGAGGATTCTTTGGACAATCTGCTGGCCACTCACGGTGGCCTGCCGGATACCGCAGAGGCGATCACCGGCAGTGGTGGCCGCCATATCCTGTTTGCCTACCCCCCCAATAAAAAGATCGGGTCAAGCACAAACAAGCTGGGGCCGGGCCTCGATATTCGAGGGGAGGGCGGCTACATCATTGCCGAACCCTCCCTGCATATCAGCGGCCAAGGCTATGCGTGGGAGGGCTCTAGCGACCCTCTGGAAGGCGTGGCATTGGCCGCCGCGCCTGAGTGGATATTAGGCCTGATCGAGGCTCCAGCCTCTGGCCAGCGTTCGCCTGGCCAACCTCCAACCGGACAAATGATCCCGCCTGAGCAGGTGCTTGAGCTTCGACAAGCCCTGGGTTATCTGGACGTGGACGATTACCACACCTGGGTTCAGGTTGGGATGGCGCTGCATTCCAGCGGCGCGCCCAATGCGTTCGGTCTTTGGAACGAGTGGAGCATTGGGTCAGATAAGTATTCCGCCGAAGCCATGCGCCCGAAATGGGCAACCTTCCGGGATCACCCTAACGGCGTCGGACTCACCAGCATTTTTTCCTGGGCGCAAGAACTCGGCTGGGTGAACCCGGCGACACGAGAGGCGCAGCAATTCCGGGAACGGTTCGAGGAATCAACGGGCTATTCGTTTGCGGAACTCGAAAAAGTCCCGCAGAAAATCGAAGTCGTCGCCCCTCCCAAACACACCTCTGATCCCTGGCCGGTCGCAATGCTGGATCAGGTGGAGCAATGGATCTCGGCAACGGCGCCGATCTCCTGCCAGCGAGTGTCCCAGCAAGCCGTTCTCAGCCTCGTGTCGGCGGCTACGGCTAGACGATACCGAACCCCCCAGGGGGAGCCGACCAGTCTGTACCTTGGCGTCGTATCCCGGTCGGTTGGTGAATTGCGGTTTGCCCACCAGGCGGTTTTCCAGATCATGCGCGAGTCCGGTTTGCGCCGGATGGTTCGCAACACCCGAATTCCCTCGCCAGCCTCCCTATACCGGAGTCTGATGCGATCACCGGCATTGCTGTACCAGTCGGACGACTACGGCGGCCTGGTGGCATTCGCCAGGCGCCAACCCAGCGGGGTACAAGAGTCCCTGCTGTCGCTCCTAGCGCAAATCCATGGCGGCCAGGACCTAGCCCTGGACCACATCGACGAGGCTGGGATCAAGGCCACGGCACTCGGGGACCAGCAGCCGATTTTTTATTCACCCTCCGTCACCCTCCTAGCCCTTATTGGCCAGGACCAACTGGTGACCCTGCTGCGAACCTCAGAGCTAGGCCGGGGCGCCCTGGAGCAAATGCTCCTGGCCATTGCCGATGGGGACGACGTGGCCGGCCAAGAGCCAGTCCTACAGCCGATCCCACCTATCCTGGGGACGCACCTCTGCACCCTCCGGGGAGTGCCGCAGCAGCCCCCAGGGATCGACCTGGATCCCGAGCAACTGTTTTCCGGGAATGCCGGACTTCAGCCGATCCTCATTACCGTCCAATTCCCCAGCGACATGAGCCCTTACTACGCGCCCCTAGACCTGTCCAATGACCGAGCACTTAGGCCGGTCCTGACGGCGGCCAGGGGACACGTCCGTCGAATCGCCGCTGCACTGGCCGCTTGGCAGAACCCAAGTCAACCAGTGGCAGACGACGCGATTTGTAGCTTTGCGGCGCGTTATGTTTCCAGTAGGATAGCCGAGCTACTAGAGCAGTATGAGGTCCTGCACGGGGACGATGGGAAGCTCTCGATTTATGACCAGGTGCTGACCAAGATTTTAGAGGCCAAGCAGCACGGCATCCCTAGGCGGGCGCTAACCCAAGGGTGCTGGGCCTTTAGGAATCTATCATCTGAAAACCGTGGGAAGCTTCTGGAATTGATGCTTTCGGACGAATCTATCTATGAGATAGAGGTTAAAAACGGAAACAGGACAGGGAAGCGTCTGGTGGCAGCGAAGTTCATCAAGCAGGTAACCAAGTAGGTTTGATATGAACGACAAAATACATATTTCATTCCTCTACGCCTCTCAACACGTTTTTCCTTGCTGGATCAGCAAGTTACAGATCGTTGAGACATTGAGCCTCGCGCGCGCATGTAGGGTGTAGTAATTAAAAAAGTAAAACCCCCTTATACATCAACGTCTCAACGTTTGACTAACTCATTGAACCATAAAAGAAATAAGGCGTTGAGAGGCATTGAGGGGCATCTACAGGTTAGGTTGACAGGATTTACCTTTAGGGAACTAGACATGCTAAAAGAACTAAATTCAAGCAAAATGGGCCGGAACAGTTCCCTCCCGGATTCCAAAAGGCAGGTCGGTAACCAGGATGGGGTCACGTTTTGTTACCCCATCGCGTCAAGGGGTCCTGTTCAACCGGATCCCTTGGTATCTGGAACGAACAGCGGCAATCCATAGGCCCCCTCAAGTCATGGCCGCCACCCGCCTTTACAACCATGAAGAAGGGAACTATGCTTTCTACGTCGCCCCCCGTGGGCGGCCGGGTATGACAGCCCGCAATCCGAGCGCCCAGGCGCTCACCCAGAGCGCTTTTTTTGTGCCCCCAGTTTCTGGCGGGTGCAACGGGGGCGCCCTCGGGCGCACCGCCCCTCGGAGCGGTACTGTCATCCCCGTTGCATCCGCCTCCCAATTCCTTATGACAGAGGAACGAGGCGGTTCTCAAGCCTACTCGAGGATCGTTCTATGACTAACTCCCTCCTTCCCGTTTCCGCCGTGTCCCTGTCCAATGGCCGCCCGATGACCCTCAGTCAGTCGGTGGCCGAAGTGTTTGAGAAGGAGCACTTCAACGTACTGCGAGACATCGATGGCCTAGGATGTTCCGCTGAGTTTCGTCGCCTCAATTTTGAGGCTACGTTCCGGGCGGTCCCTGGCCCCAACGGGGCGACGCGCCAGGAGCGCTGTTTCGAGATGACCAAGGACGGCTTCACGATCCTCGCCATGGGCTACACCGGCGCCAAGGCGATTAAGACTGGAACGAGGAGCGGTACGCGCCTGGTACTTACCGGGATTCGCTCCCATGGCTGAGCTAACCCCCTCCCAACAAGCAGCCCTAAACACCCTCCTGGACTTCGCCCAAGGCAAGCTGGATACGACCCTGGCCGTGCTGTCCGGATGGGCTGGGACAGGAAAGACATTCCTTGTCGCCCAGATCCTGACCATGCTCCCGAATCACCTTTCCATCGCTGTCGCCGCACCGACGAACAAGGCGGTTCGGGTGCTGCGGGAAAAGTTGGCCGAAGCGGGTGTCCTCATGGATGATGATCCGGTTGAGCCGGGGACTGACCGGCAGGATGCCGAAACCATCGCCTTTGGCTCCGTCCATTCGTTCCTGGGCCTGCAACTGTCCGAGCGAGACGACGGCACCCAGGAATGCCGGGCATCGAGAGACCCCACCTTGCACCGCTACAACCTGGTGGTGGTGGACGAGTGCTCGATGATCGGGGAGGACCTGTTCCGCCAACTGGTCCTGTCCAAGCGACAAGCGCGAATTCTTTTCGTCGGCGACCCGGCGCAACTACCGCCGATCCAATCCAGCGACGCGATCAGCCCGGCATTCTCCCAGGTGCAATTACAGGTGCGGCTGAACGAGATCGTTCGGCAAGCTGAAGACAATCCCATCATTGCCCTGTCGGTCAAGATTCGCCAGGCCATGGAGGTCGGTAACCGCATTGACGCGATCACCATGGCGTCCGTCCTGCCCCCCCTGCCGGCCAAAGCCGCCCTGGTCGCTGGCGACTCCCGCACCATTGCCGAATTCGCCCTCTGGGAGCTTAGGGAGGGCCGTGATGCCCGCGTGGTGGCATTCACTAACGCCAACGTGCAGATGTTTAACCGCTACATCCACGACGCCCTACACGGCCTGACAGAGCACGCCTTCGTGCCTGGCGAAAAAGTCATCATCCACCAGCAGACCAGCGGCTACTACCTGGACGATGACGGGAACATGTCGGTCGGGTCCACGACGCTGATCACGAGCGAAGAGGCCGAGGTGGTTAGCCTGGAGCGCAAAGATCACCCTCTGTACCCAACCGTGCCCTCCCTGTGGGTCCGCCTGCGCCGCGAGGACGATTCCCTTGTGGGCGTGTTCCTGGCCATCTCCCAGGACGACGTGGAGCGAGCCGTCACCCAAGGATTCGCCGAATGGCGGAGACTCAAGTCCATGTCCAATGCCGCCGAATTGCTGGGCCAGCACAAAGAAGCCCAATCCCTGCTTTACGACTCCAAAAAAGCCTCAGCGCAAGCTTGGAGCCTGCGCCGGTCCTTCGCCCCTCTGCGACATGCCTACGCCCTCACGGCACACAAATCCCAGGGCAGTACGTTCGATTCAGCCATCGTCGATTTGAACGACCTGGGGAAGATGAAAAGCTCATTCCAGTTCAATCGCGCCCTTTACGTCGCAGCAACCCGAGCTCGCGAGCACCTCGCCATCGTCGCATGAGCAGCAGTAACCTAGAAGAATTGTTTTCATATTATGTCCGGGTCGCAGGATTGCCAACGCCGGAACGGGAAATCAGACCGATCCCTAGTCGCCGATGGCGCGTGGACTTCGCCTGGCCAAGCCATCGCATCGCCCTGGAAATTGAAGGCGGCTCATGGAATGGCGGTCGGCATACCCGAGGAGCAGGGTTCGAGCAGGACTGCGAAAAATACAATGCCATCGCATTGGATGGATGGACGCTCATTCGAGTGACCGGCGCCATGATTCGAGATGGGCGGGCATTGAAAACAACCGAACAGGCTATCGCCATGGCTCAAGAGATTAAGGCACAAAGCCTGGAGCGTGAGTAATGACTTGTCGAACCTGTATTTACCTGGGATCGACTGGGTGCCAGAAAACATCAAGCCCATTGAAAGGGTGCGTTTTGCAATTGGAGAAGGCGGAATGAGTGTCGAGACTAACCGTTTGGTTGCAGTGACTGTGGTCCCTGCTAAGGATGGGACCTATTTGTTGATCCCAATAATTAGCGAGCCCGGCACAACTAGAGAACGAGATGTCGATGAAGGCATAACTGTGGATTTTGAACGGGCACCAGTGATTGCTTGGCGGGTGATGTCCTACAAGGGAATCTGTTTAGATCGAGATGAGGAATTCCCAGTAGTCCTTGGCGGCATGGGCGATGCTGAGGAAGGGTTTATCTTGCTCCCTGATGGCCGAGTTTGGTCGTATTCATTCGACAGGTTCTTCCCGAGCGTTTCAGATTGCTTGAAATATGTCCAAAGAATCGAGCGACGAACTGTAGCAACCCATCATTGTGCCTGCGGTGAATGCTAATGCGAACCTGCAATGCCTGCACCCACAAAATGACCTGCTACGCGAATGCAGCAGTCCACGATCTGATCCGGGATTTTCGCCTGCTGGCCCTGGACCGCATCGAGGCCGGGAAGTGCGAATGCCCAGGTACGGTGGACGGCCTGTTCCAGGCTCTCTGTGACGCCTGCACGGCATTCGTGGAGACGGAGTGATCAGAAATGAAGCGTAAAAAACTTTGGGCAATCCTGGTCCCAGGCAGTTGGGAATACTTCCCGGCCAGCAGTAAGGCCGAGGCAAAACGGGATCAAAGGCGCCACAATTCGTGGCTCGCGGAGTGGTACGTACGGCAGAAAGAATGTTCATCGCGTTTACTTCCGGAAGAAAAAAGCTGTCGAGCGCGTGTCGTTCGGTGGCCTTTCGGCAGGAAGGCATATGCGCGGGCTATGTCAGATATGGCCGATATGAGGCGTTGTGGGGAGCTTTGATGTGGAGCGCGATGCAATGAAATCGTCAAGACCGCACCCCCTTGAAAGCGTTGTTCTTCGCATGGCTGATGCAGGGGAAATGATTAACGTAACAACCGTGGCATGTGCGCTGGCTGGAGGGTTATTTCGGGAGAAAAAAGGGCGAAATGCGTACAGGGTGGTGG